CCATTTAATCCTCCTATGCTACATCATCTATTAAAGCAGCAACAATTGCATTTGCCGTTGCGTCACCTGCATCAGCTACATCCGAAGATATAGCGTGAATATTTGCAACAGTTACATTTGGTAATCGTCCAAACCATGATTGTGATGGTCCAATAAAGATTCCATCCGCTAAGTCATTCGCAGCTGTTCCACCATCTAGGCATATTACAATACCATCTGCTGTGCTTGTGTTCTTAATAAATAAAAATTTTACTTTATCACTTGTACTCACCGCTGTCATATCCGTATCTTGGTCAACGGCAGTATAATCAATAAAACGACCAGCAATTAAATCAGCGCTTGTTGTTGTTACCGCTGTTAATTTATAATACCATTTATCATTAGCATCATCCGGAGTTACCGTCATCGATCCACTAATTGTTTTAGAGATCTCATCCGGTAAGATTGTTGCTGTCAAACTTATTGTAGCATCATCTGCCATATTTATCTCCTAATCTGTTGATCCAGGATCAACTAATGTCCATGTCGACGTTTCACTATCATCTGTTTCGTTCCAAATAGTAAGATCTAAACTTCCAGAACTAAATGAAATAAGATTTTGAAATGCTTCACCAAATGCTGTTTCATCACCAATACTAAACGTCCCCGCTGATCCGCTTGGTGAAACGTTTGCTCCACCTGTTGCAACTTCCGTTCCAACAGAAAATGTTAATCCAAAACCAGTTTCAGCAAATTCAATATTATGCTCCGCGTCAAGTCTTGCATCTTGAAAAGCTTGTTCAGAAAATGTTGTATGACCTAATAGCATTAGTTCTCCTTTTTTACAACAAAAGTTTGTAGTGTTAATCTATCTACAGACTTATTTAAATTTGGTGATACCTTGTGATAATTTCCATTAACAACTGCTAATCTATTTCGTTTAGGCATAACAGTATCTTTAGGCTCATTATTCTCATATACAATAAGTTCTCCACCCCAGTTAGCGTCCCATTCATCATTAAGATAAAATGATATACCATATCTTCTTGCACCACTTTTTATTGAATGGTCTTTATGCATTAAAATTCCAGAGCCATATTCATATTTATAAAGATGACTTTTAAATTCCCCGTATGGTATTTTCCTCTCGTCCCTATCATCGTCTTTATTTAATAAATCAAAAAGTTTCTTTTGAAAATATACAATACATTTATCATCCATTTTATTTTCTTGAAAGAAATGTATGTCTCTTCCGACAGATGGTTTTTTAATACTTACATTTTCCCCTTCTGTTAAATAAGGAGACCATTCCTGCTGTGAAGGAAAAGGTTGAGAATTAGCCCATTCTTTTATTTCCTTAAATTCAGATTCTGGTAAAAAATTATCAATTATATTGTACATAATTTTAAAATATTTTCTGGTAGTTTTTCATGTTTTATAAAACTTATGTTTTCTGTTCTAATATCATGTAAATCTATTGTTACTTTTGATGGCAAATACCAATCTTCGTTATAAGTAATACCATTAGAACTAAATTTATTTAAATTTGTAAAGTAATGAGTATACTTAGGTATCTCTAAAAATTCATATATATCATTAATTATTTTTTCTGGATTATTTACTAAATCTTCATACATTATAAAGTGAGTAATATCTTTATATTCTTGTTCTTGTAACTTTTTAATACTATTTAGACTGTTACGAATTTGGCCATTTGGTCTTAATAAATGTCGTACTTGATTTTCGACTGGTAATGTCCAATTTTTATGTACTCTAAGAAAAGAAGAAACAACATCTTCTAGTTTTCTATTTAAAACAATAATTTTTAAAGGATTTTTTAAATACTTTTTTAATAATAGTAAAGTATCTCCTAATCCAACATTACTTCTATCTATAATATATTTATAGTTCCAATCTTTATAATAACTAGGAATTATATTTTTTATTACATTATCTAATGAATTATGGTCTGGAAAATTATTAAATAAATCGATAGATTTTGAACTATGAATTTTATGTAATAATCCTGTAATCAGACTACTTGCTGTTGCTTGCATATCAGGATTTTGATTTAATATAGTAGAAAGTAATGTATTGCCTGCTCTTGGCATACCATCTAGAAAAAAATACTGTTTACTCATTAGCTAGGTTCCGCCGGAAATAAAGCCATCATATTATCATGCATAGTATAATCTCGTTGATCATCCAATGTTGCAAAGGAAGGCTTACTAACTGTTGTTGGTAAGTCCCTTAATTTTTGTCTATAAGTAGCCCAAGCATTTTTGATAGAACTTGGTGTGTCTGCTCCTTGCGTCCAATCACTTTTTTTTAATTTAGTGTCTCTTTTTGTTCTTAGTCTTGCCCACCACCAAGCATCAATTGCCGCTTCTTTTGCGTCAGTAAGTTCTTTCGTTGTTGGTTTTGCAACTGCTTTGGTTATCCATTGCAGTTGCGGGCCATTTCCATCAGATTTATCTCGCAATATATAATGTTTTCCAGATTCTAAATTAGGATATAGATGTTTTAATATTACAGAATATCTATAATTAAGCGCTATTGCCATTTTATACTCCTGTATCTCTTTCTATTCTATTTTTATAATCTGCTCTTGCTAACACTAAAGTAACAAAATCATCTTGATTACTTGGAATTGGATCATTATATGATGGATCATCCATCAATTTTTGTGTCCACTCTCTCTGAAATCTTTTCCAGCAAGAATTAATTTTTCCTGCTAGCGCTCCATCCAACCATTCATCAATTCCGGCATTGTCTGCCGTATCATTGAATAAATCATTCGATAGAATTTTTTGTTGTGTGTCTGTTATTGTCAGTGTTTTTATGTGATTAGCCATTTAAGCCTCCTTTTAAAGTTAATTGTTTCATTTTTAGCACACTAAAGTTCCACTAAATGCCGTATATTGTACATCAGTACCATATACGTCTTCTTGTGATGCTCCTGATCCAACAGCATTATATGTTACATACGCTGTATCACTGGCATCCATATCTGCAACAACTTCCATTTGAAATGGAAAAAATTCTGCTTGTGCTTCCCATATAGCTTGAGTATCAAATAGATTTGCATGAGTTCTATTACTAGTTATAATTTTCATTTTATTATTACTTGATGCATCATGGTCAATTTGTGCAATAAGAACTTTAGCACATAATATATATTTTCCTGCTACTGGAGCTGTGAAAGTATTTGATGCAAAGTCTGTTCCAAGGTCAAATCTTTCTGTACCAAAAGTAATAGTATTATCAGAATCTGCTGTTAAATTATTTTGTGTTGAACTATGTCCTGCATGAAAAGTTGATTGTGTTGGATAATTAATTGATTGATCAGTATTAAATGTCACAGCAGTAGTGCCACCTGCTTCAATACTAAGTGCATAGTTATCATTAGATCCCAAAGTTTTAGCAGCACCAAAATTGCTACCACCAAAAACAAAGTCTCCAGATGCCGCTGGGGCATCTTCATAAATCGCAGTTTTACCCGCACCAGATGAAGCAAATACCTGTCCATCAGTTCCTAGTTTTCCTACAATTCCGGAACTTCTAATATTAAGTCTACTTCCTACAATTCCACTCATACTAATAAAACTCCTGAAAAACTAGTATATTCAACATCACCACTATTATATATATCTTCCTGCGATGCTCCAGGTCCAAAAGTCCCCCAAGTTATATATGCTGTATCACTAGCATCCATATCGGCAGTAACAGAATGATGAAATGTAAATGAATCTGGTTGTGAATCAAGAAAATCACGAACAGAGAAACTGTCAGTATAAGTTCTATTACTAGTTACAATCTTATTACTAGAATAATATGTACCATCATGATCAATTTGTGCGACAGTTGTTTTAGTAGAAAAATAATATTTACCTGCTACTGGAGCTGTGAAAGTATTACTTGCAAAGTCTCCTCCAACATCAAATACTTCAGTTCCAAAAACAACAGTGTTAACACTTTCCTCTGTCATATTATCCTGTGCTGCGGCAGGTACACAAAGAAAACATGGTTGTAATTGTTTAGTTGTTGCACCACTTTCATCAACTGTCATGGCAGTATTTCCTGCTGTCTCAAAACTAAGTGAATAAGAATCGTTAGATCCTATAACTTTAGCAGCTCCAAAGTTATCACCACCAAAACTTAAATCAGCACTGCCAGAAGGAGCATTTTCAAAAACTATACTTTTTCCCGCACCAGCTGATGTAAGTAGTTGTCCGTCTGATCCTAATTTTCCTACAACTCCAGAGCCTCTAGCATTAAGTCTACTTCCTACAATTCCACTCATTATGACACCAAACATCCAGAAAAAAAAGTATATTGTGCGTCTGTACCGTATACATCTTCTTGGTCTGCTCCAGGTCCAGAATTTCTAAATACCACAGTTGACGTATCACTTGCATCCATATCAGCAATGACTGACAATCTAAATGGCCAAAATTCTGGTTGTGCTTCAAAATAATCTCGTATGGAATGATTTAGTGAATGAGTTTGATTACTTGTATTTAATTTAATGTGACAATAATATCCACTATCATGGTCAATTTCTGCAATAAGCATACAAGCAGATAATAAATATTTTCCAGCTACTGGAGCTGTGAAAGTATGTGATGCAAAATTCGCACCAATATCAAATACTTCTGTATCAAAGGTTATAGTGTTATCAGAACTTGCTGTCATGTTACTTTGTGAAGCAGTATGAGTAACAAGAAAAGTAGGTTGTACTGGTGAATTTATTGATCCATCAGTATTAATTGTCATAGCAGTAGTATTATTTGTTTCAAAAGAAAGTGTATATGAGTCATTAGATCCTATAACTTTGTTAGCACCAAAATTACTACCACCAAAAGCTAAATCTGCACTAACAGAAATGGTTTCAAAAACTGCACTTTTCCCTGCTCCTGATGAAGCAAGTATTTGTCCATCAGTTCCTAAACTTCCTACTACTCCAGAACCTCTTGTATTAAGACGACTGCCTACAATTCCACTCACGAATTTCTCCTATAATGTTTGTTCTAAATAACTGACCACAACATCAACATCTGCTGATGAAGCAGTTATAAAACCAAGCATGTCCGTAGCTTCTAAAACTATTTTATCATTATGCACAAAAGTTTCATTCGCTCCTAATGCCTGTGTCTTGTAGATGTAGTGGTCTGTACCACCATCACCATCATCAACATATAGATCAAATGTTTCTGCATTGCCTGCCGTTTCACAAATTGAAATTGACAGGACAACATAAGTTTTTCCACTTGCACCATCTATCAATTTAGTTTCTGAATTTGAACAGGTAGGTTTTAAAGCTACTTTCATTAGTTCACTTGCCATAGTATCCTCCTTATAATCCTAATGCCATTACTTTGCCGGTACTAACCGTGTACGGACTCCATGTTCCACTATTTACAAATGATGTACCTACCGCAAATGTAATAACTCTATCTTCATCCATTGAGATAATAGGCGTTGTGCCCACAGTATTTCCCAATCCAATTAGTAAATCATCCGCTGAATCATCTAATGAAATATAAAAGTCTTGTGCATTTCCATCAAATAAAATAGTTGTATCTTCAGCACCTGCATCACCAATTGTTAATGTTGGTGTAGTACCTGTCATGGTAATATCACCGTAAGTTTTTATAGCTAAATTTTCGTCTATTGAAATTGCAGGAGTCGTTCCAACGGTTGATCCTAATCCAATTAGTAAATCATCAGCAGAATCATCAAGAGCAATATAAAAGTCTTGTGCATTGCCATCAAAGACAAGTGCTGCATCTTCTGCTCCTGCGTCTCCAATCGTAAATGTTGGAGTAGTACCTATTAAAGAAACATCACCACTGATCCCACCATCTTTGATTAATAAACCATCGATCGTGACACCTGAGCCAGATGTTTTCTCGGATACCGTATCTACTTTGATTTCCGAAGCCATTATTTTTTATCCTCCTTTGGTAAGTTATCTTGTAATACTTTTGAATAGTGTTCAGATAATATTTTATTCTTTTCTAGTTGATGAAGCAAGTCATTCTTTTCTTTAACTAAAACTTTAACATTATTAAAGGCAATTTTGCCTTTATCGTCTAGTTTAGTTTCATCATATTCTTTTTTATCTAGTGTGAACATTTAGTCTCCTTATTTTTTATTCAGACGAAGAATCTTTTACTGGTACTTTATTGGCAATTAAATAAGCTTTCCACGCATCTTTAACAGCCTGTGTCCAAACAACATCAGCAACCGCTTGAACTGTCGCATCTTCCCCAGAAATATCAGTATCTACAAAATTATCACTTCCATCTATTGTTCCAGAATGAAGAACATGTCTATGATATTTTCTAGATAGTTCTTTTCCGTCCTCTTTTACAATAGTATCAGTTCTAACTTGAATATGCTTGTATTCAGTGACAACTTCAATTGATCCTACTTCAGTTTCTTTTACTAGTGCCATTTTACCTCCTTTAAATTATACTTTATAACAGACACCAACTTTCATTGTGTCAGTACTAAAAACGTTATTGGGTTTTTCATTCCCACCTGCACCACTATCAGATGATTGTGGATTTCTGAAAGATATATATGTTTGACCTTCTGTAGCTCCAGTATGAGCATCATTTTCTCCCATACCCCAGAATCCTCCACCAAAACCGGGAACAGCAGCATTAACTGTAAATGGCAATCCATTCATTCTAGCACCATTAGTATCACTGGTTGTTGGCCATACCGCCTCACCCCAAGCAAATACGGTATCACCAATTTTTGTATATTTTCCATCTGAAGAAGCAAAAGTTACATTATTTCCAGAAGGTGTCCAAGTTCCTTCTTCATAATCATCTAATGTATTTGCATCAGCAGATGCTGATTGAGATGCAGGAAATGATACTTGTCCAGGAGTTACTAATGTTGTGCCATCAAAAGTTAAATCTGCTTCGCCATTTAAAGTTCCTGCCGTACCACTTCCTGTAATAACGCGATTATCAGCATTATTATTAATAGTTGTACCAGCGGCATCTTCCCACGCTACTGCGGCACCTGCACCACCAGAAGTCAATACTTGACCATCTGAACCGTAGTTGGCACCTGCAATTCCTATTTCATTTTGAGAAGTAATCCTAATCTTTTCTGCGGCTGCTTCTGAGTGTCCTGTATAGAATATTAAATCTGTCGCATTGGAAGAAGCACTAAATGTAGATTGAGCAACAGCTCGAATAGAGGCAGCAACTGTAATAGCATCTGTTCCCCCTGATTCATGTGGAGCTTGAAAGTCTATTTTTCCTAATACATCATTTGCATTAATATCTGTTAGGGATGTAGCTAAAAGAAGCTTGCCTGTACTAGTAGTAGCGTCAGCAGAGGCCCCCATAATTCTAAGTTCGTCTGCACTTTCATCCCATTCCATGTATGCACCAGCAGAAGCACCGAAAAATTTTACGTCTTTACCAGTATCATCGACACCAACCGTTACTGTACCGCTGAATTGTGAATTACCAGAAACATCTAAAGTTCCATTTAAATCAACTGCTGTAGCATTTAATTCAATTTCATCTGTTGCATTAATATCTAAAATTGCATTACTAGGTGCATTAATATATTGTGATGCATCATTAAATTGAATAGCCATTGTACTATTTAATAATATTCCTGTATCTGCTACATGCGTTAATGTTACATCTTGGTCATTACCAAATTGAATTGTACCTCCATCTGCTAAAAATAAATCACTCCATTCAGCAGAAGCTGTACCTAAAGAATCCCCATCAGCAGAAGCAGGGTCAGCAGCACTGGCTGTTGCCCATGATAATGTACCACTACCATCAGTGCTTAATACTTGACCACTAGATCCATCAGCACTTGGTAAAGTCCAAGTAATATCAGAACTTACAGTTCCTGCTGATTTAAATGAAACATAATTTGAATCATCTGAATCA